ACAACACCATTGAAGGGCTTTCAATCCGTATGGCAGAAATTATCGCAGGGGCTTGGGGAAACCTGAGAGTTCAGACCCGTATAATCGGGAATGACGGGCGTAAAATCACGGCTCAGGCTGTCTGCCATGACCTTGAAACAAACTACGCCGTATGCAAGACCGTTGACCGCCGGATAACAACGAAAACGGGCAAAACATACAGTGACGATATGCAGGTTGTGACAGGCAACGCTGCCTCTTCAATCGCTTTCAGAAATGCAGTCTTGGCGGTCATACCGAAAGCCGTTACAAAACGTGTCATCAATGAAGTTAAAAAGGTTGCGCTCGGTCAGGCGATTGACGTTGAGACATCACGCAAGAACTGTTTGGCGAACTTCGCAAAAGCGGGTGTGACGGAAGCCATGATTTGCCAATATCTCGGTATTAAGGCTATCGCAGAAATCGACAAAGAAAAGCTGTTTGAACTTAGAGCCACTTGGAACGCTATCAAAGAGGGAACGACAACCGTTCAGGAAACCTTTGTCAAACCACAACTTGAAGCCAAAGCACAAGAAGAAGCCAATAAAAAGACCGCTTCGGCGGCTGACAAGGCGGCAGCGGCTATCGCACAAGCAACGGGAGAGATACCCGCCAACGTTGACCCTGAAACGGGGGAAATCAAAGAAGAAAAGTCAAAGAAAACATCAACATCTAAAAAGTAAAACATTATGAAAGAAGTAATTGAAGTCAAAAGAGACGATTTGCGGGAACTTTATCAGGTATTAACCAATTACCCGGCAATTTCAAAAGAACAGGTTCAGAACGAAATGCACAAGGTTTTCGGGGAAGATACATTCAAACCCAAAGACATCATGGAGCGTGTAAAGACCTTTGAAGACGCTTGCCGTGAACTTGGGGAAGAACACCCATTTGTAAGGTCATATAACGGTTATACAAACAACATCCACGAAAACAATAAAAACGATACGGACATACTTGCATACCTCAAACTCCGTATCATCTGCGCCGCCTTGAACGAGGGCTGGGAGCCTCAATTCACAGAGGACGAATGGCGTTATTATCCTTGGTTTTGGCTCTATACTCAGAAAGAAATCAATGACATGGATGAAGACGAAAAAACAGACCGCCGCTTAATGTCAACAGGCGAATATCAAACAGGTCATGCGGGTCTCGCTTTTGCGCATTCGAATTACGCCCCCTCGCCTGCGAGTGCGTCTTTCGGTTCTCGCCTTTGCTTAAAGAGCGACACGCTCGCCGTTTACTGCGGGAAACAGTTCATCAACATCTGGGCAGACTTCTGTCTTATCCGCAAGTGAGTAACAACAAATGTTTAACATTCAAATATCAACAGTTTATGGAAACTAAAAATAACAGCGAATTTATGTCACAGGTTGACGCATTTTCAGAAGAAATGCAGAAGTTTATAGAAAAGTATGATAAGAGACACGCCTTAATTATCATCGCCTCTGAGCCTGACGAAAACGGGGAAATCTCACGTCAAACCGGGTCTATCATGGGAAATGAAGAAGAAGTCGTTCACGCTTTAGTCGGGTTTATAAGACAACCCCAAGGACGTGAGTTGTTAAAGAGAGCTGCTTCTCTAAGTATGCTTGATTCTTTAATGAAATCAGTATTAAACGCAAAAGAACGGGAGGAAAGAAAATGAGCTACACGATTATCAGACCGAAAGACCGTAACGAATGGCTTGAACACAGAAAGTCAGGTATCGGGAGCAGTGAGGTTGCAACCATTCTCGGGTTGAACCCGTGGGAAACCCCTTATCAGCTTTGGAGACGCAAGGTTGGTCTTGATGAACCTAAAACAGAGACCTTTGCTATGAAAGCGGGTCATTATCTCGAAGACGCTGTTGCGCAGTTTTGGCATGACGATACGGGACGTGAAATAATCAAGTCATCAGCCGGGGACTGGCTGATAAGAAATAATGAACGCCCCTATCTACAGGTCAGCCCTGACCGTACATATTGGCTCGCAGGAGAAAAGAAGAACGCTTCAAACAAAGGTGTTTTGGAATGTAAGACCACCCAAATGAAAATTTCCTCTGACGATCTGCCGAAGCATTGGTTCTGTCAGGTTCAATATCAACTCGGGGTTGCAGAATTGAAAGAGGGCAGTTTGGCTTGGCTCTGTTCAGGACGTGAGTTCGGCTATAAAGACCTGTCTTTTGTTCCTGACTTCTACGCATGGATAGTTGAAGAAGTTGAAAAGTTTTGGCGTGACAACATTCAGGGGAAGAAAGAACCCGAAGCGACATCGGTTCAAGACATTCTGCTGAAATTCAACCGTCACACGGACGGGAAAATCGTTGAAGTGAATGACGCTATTTTCTCAGACTATCAAAAGTTGAAAGAAGTCAAGAAAGAGATGGATAAACTTGATGAAATCAAGACAGAGTTGGAAGAACGCATTAAACTCGGCTTCGGAGACGCAGAGGCTATCAGCTACGGAGGTCAGACGCTCGCCACATGGAAAGCCCCCAAGCCGTCAATGAAGTTTGATGACAAGGCTTTCAAAGCCGCACACCCTGAAATGGTTTCCGAGTTCTCAAGGGAGGTTCAGGGGGCACGCCGCTTCCTGTTAAAATAAGGTTCAATCAACAAAGAAAGGTCAGACGGTTATGTATATCATTTCAAATAAGCAAATGGAAGATATAATCAGCTATATCGAAGCATGGAAAGACGGGGTTCAGGTTGAAGAAAAGGACACCCGGACTTATAACAAGGTTCGCCTCGCAAATATCCTTGTGAAGAAACTGAAAGCGAAACAGCCGCTTTCAAAGCCTGAACTTTCTGAGAGCCTTAAAAAAAATCTTCGTGATTTGGAGTGAGTACAATGTAATCACTTATCTTTGCAATAACCGAAATGAAAAGACAGTTAAACAACGATATAAACTCCGTACATGGGTTGAACATCCGAAAGGTTTTCAAACGCTTGCTGTTATGCGTGGTTAGCCCTAAATACGGAGTTTTATTCTCTCAAATATGATAACACTCAGAGAAAACCAAACAGAGCCGATAAACAAGGCTATTCAGTTCTTCACGGAAAAGAAACCGAAGCCGAGTTTGATTGTTCTCCCGACCGCTTGGGGGAAATCAATACTGACGGCTTTTGTCGCAAAGAACAGCAACGATAAAATGATTGTTCTTCAACCCTCGAAAGAGTTGCTCGAACAAAACTATTTGAAATATTGCTCGCTATGCGGGGATTTCGCCTTGAATGCGGGGATTTACAGCGCAAGTTTCGGGCGAAAGGACATCGCCCATATAACTTACGCCACGATAGGCTCAATAAAGAGCCTCGGGGCTAAATTCAAGTCTCTCGGGTTTACAAAAATGTTGATTGATGAAGCGCACCTTTATCCACGTGAGGCTGACAGTATGCTCGGGCGTTTCCTGAAAGAAAGCGGTATAACCCACGTTCTCGGAATCACGGCTACCCCCGTGAAGCTGCAAACGAACCGGGATAAGGACGGGCAGAACTTCTCAAAACTTGTCATGCTGACCTCCCGTTCAAAAAAAGGCAACTTCTTCAAAGAAATCATTCATGTCGGGCAGGTGGCTGAAATGGTTCGTCTCGGCTTTTGGTCTCCGCTTCAATATGAGACAACGGGATTCGACAGCAGTCTTCTTGTCTTCAACAGTTCAAAATCTGAATACACGGAAGAAAGCGTTCAGCGGGCGTATGACGCAAACGGAGGGTCTGAACAGATTGTTCAAGCCCTTGACAGACATTCAGACCGCAGCCATATTCTTGTCTTCGTTCCCTCTGTTGAGGACGCTATAACGCTTTCAAAGAAATACCCAAACTCAGCCGTGATTTACGGGGAAATGGATAGGACGAAACGTTCTCAGGTCATCACACGTTTCAGGGCGGGCGAAATACGGGTTATTTTCAACGTGAGAGTGCTTTCGACCGGCTTTGACTATACAGGTATCGACTGCATCATTTTAGGCGTTTCTACGGCTTCTATCGCCTTGTATTATCAGATTATCGGACGTGCGACACGTATTGACCCTGAGAAAACGGACGCTTTGATTGTTGACCTCGGCGGCAATGTTGAACGTTTCGGGCGTGTTGAAGACATCACGTTTGAGCAGGG